ATCGTCTTGACCTTGCCCAGGCCGTCCGTCCAGGCGTCGGCGAAGATGAACAGTGCGACCGTCGTAAGATGCGGGATGAGATGCAACATGGGTCTGTGCCTCTTTTCTCTGTCTATTGTCTACTCGCTGCGTGTGTCGTCCCAGCGGTAACACAGGGGCGGTCACTGAGCGCCAGTAATGAGGTAGTTGTCGCTGTCGTCGCTACACCGTACCCGTTATGGTAAAGTTGGGTGAAGCATGTGCGAGGACTCGATTATGGTTGTGTCGAACGGGCTGCTTCCACCGGGCCGGGCTGGTCACACAGCGCCGGCCTTTGTCGTGCTCCTTTTCTCTTTCCTTCCGTCTCGTCGTATGCCCCTCCTTCCATGCATGGAATCGCGCTCGCTTATGCTGTAGATAGCAGAACCGCTCGCTAATGAGTATAAGATACTCTCCTTAGAGTATACTAGAGGTGTGTTTGTTGTGCCAAGACTGAACGAAGGGGAAAAGAAAATGACCTACCGTGCCCAGGTGTTGCTGCCCGATGAGTGGGCCGCCGAGCTGGAGCGGCAAGCGGAGGAGAATGGAACACGTCCCACCGTTCTCGCGCGCATGGCGCTCATTCAGTGGTTGCGGGAGCACAAGCAAGCCGCCGCATCGCAAGACACGGGCGCTGGTGACGAATAGACGAGGGGACGGAAAAGAGAAAGAGGACGGGAGCCTGCCCCCGTTTTGACGCAGGCACGCCAAAGGCCGGTCGTACACGCCATCTTCGCGGGAGGTTGTGTGCGACCGGCCTTTAGAGAAACCGAGGTATCGGATGTCCATCTCTACTGTAGCACAACCGCCCGCCGCGGCGCTAGGGGGCGCCCGATGAGCGCCGCCGCCCACACTCATCATAGCCCACCGTTCGGCGTCGACGCTCCACCCTCCGAACTCGCCGAACGTCTCATAGAGATCGCGGCGGGCTTAATCGTCCTGGTCAGGCGGCCCGGCCTCAACGACCCCAGCGTGCGCGCCCTGGCGTGCCAGGTGGCCGATGAACTCCGCGCCGTCGGACAAGACAGCGCGGATGATGGTGACGAAGAGATGCCCCCGGTGGAACTGGCCACGGACGAGCGCCTACTGGGTGAAGCACTGGCTATGCCGCATCCCCGCCTGGCCCGCCGTTACCTGGAGACAACCAAGCAACTCTACGCCGCGAACACCTACCTGGACCTTATCGCACGCGGCAGCAAGCACGCGGCTGTCATCACACCCGAGGACGACCCATCCGCCAAGCGCGCCCGCCCGGTGCTCACGGCGACGGACCGCACCTGCCACACGAACGCGATCCTGGATATTCGCGCCGCCCATCGGGGCGCGCTCTCCACGCATCCGGTGCCGCTGTATCGCGCCGCGATCGCGGCCAACTCAGCGTCCGACAGCACGGTTTCCCATGCGATGGCGCAGCTCGTGCGCGTCGGCCTCATCGCGCGGGAGGAGCGGCCGGATGAGCAGGGACGCCACCTGTACGCGCTGCCCCCCACCATGCCACACGAGATTTCCCGCGACAAGGTCCTCGCGTTCGACTCGCCGCGGCGTGCCACCGAACGCTTACGTCCCTGCCCGAGTTGCGGCGGAACCGCGTTCGAGCGCTCCACGCGGGTACGCATCGCCTGCCTATCCTGCGGCGACATCATGAAAGACAAGACGCACGTTATCAAGCTCTCAGACTATGACGACGGCGCGGCCGGCATGACGGCGGAAGCCGAGATAACCGACCGCGTCGAAGCGCATGGCACGCATACCCCCGTTGCAAATTGCAACACCTACGTTGTAGACGAGGCCAGGACGAGTGTGGACGAGGGGGGCGGGACAGGGAACAGTGCTGCCGTCGATGGAGGTGCCTTGCCTACAGGTAAAGGTGCTAAGGCGTTGCAATTTGCAACGGCCTCCCGCACTGTGGAGGGTGGCGACTGGGCGGCACAGCGCCGTCAGGCCATTGGCGCTGACCGGGCAGCCGCGCGGGGGCATCGGGATTCCGACGACCACTGTCCGCGCCCAGTCGCCGGCGTTGTGTTGGATGATCTACCGGCTGACCCCTATGGATCAAGCCTATTTGGGTAGAGTCTAACGCCGCGCGGGCTGTCTGGAACGCAAAAAGGGCTGGCACCCGACAGTTCCCATAAAGGAACGTCCGGCACCAGCCGTTGTAATGACCACGATAGCTACTAGAGGCGACGACGAGCCGCGTACAGCGCGCAGTCGTCCAACGGTTCCAAGGCGCTAGGTGACGCGGGAACGGCGCAGGCGGCCTCTCAGCGCGCCGCGGGCGGGTCAACGCTGGGATCGCCGCCCCAGTCCGTGCCGCCGTTGCCAGCGGCGCGCCTGTCTTCCTGGCCGGGGAGGTAACGCGTCTGCTGCGGGACGCTGGCCTCGATGCAAGCGGCGCAGTAGGGATGGCCGTCGATGGCCTCGTGGGCGGGCTTGAGACACGCCCAGCACGGGATCGGGCGGCCGGTGTTGGCAGTCGTTAGCATCTATTAGTGGGACATGGACAGTTCACGCCGCGTTGACCAGTCAGGCCTCCCAAACCATACCCGATATTCTGTGTCGAATTCGGGAGTGGCTACGACCTCCATCTCCCCGTCGTAGAGGAGTATGGCACTTTGACCAAGGTGTAAAATCTCCAGAACCTCATGGTCCTTTGGTCGTGCAGATCCTTCTTTGGCAATGTACACCCTCTCTTTGGGGTCCATCATCATCGTATTGAAGTCCACCGCAATACGGGCCGGCATAACACACATCCTCATTTATGGTCTTGGAGCAGGGTTCGGCATCCGCATAAAACACGCACTCAACGCGGTCGCCAAATCATCCGGCAAATCCGCGAGTGCGCTCCCTGCCATTGTTGATGCCGTGACTGTATGGTGGTATCCCCAACCGGGGCTAGGAATAATTGAAACGTTATATCCACAGGATTGAGCGGCTGCCACGAGGTCATCATGTGCAACATAGCTAATTTGTCGATTGGAGAACTGCCCCGCGGCAGCAAGTTCATCTATGCTTAAAACCGGATGTGCTTGAACCGAAAACCCCGATAATCCCGGCACTGCAAGGTGCTCTCGATAACCATTCTGCAAATCTGCCGCTTGAGCAATGCCACCACGGACAACCCAGTGCGGCTCATTCACGTCGCATCCTATTCTCTCGTGGTAGAATCCCTCGCCGACTACTATAAAACAACGTAGAACATGGTTGATCTACTGTACTGCACAATCTAGACCGCCGTCAAGTTTACCCATCAGATTGAGGGGAGCCATCGGCGGCCGCGCAAATGGCAGCAGACACACCGACGGCCTCACCCCGTCGCCCGGCCACACCGACACAAGCCCTGTCCGTGCAGCTCCACGCGACAAGCATAGTGTACGCGACCGATCGCGCGCACGTCGGCGCCGTACAATGCGCCGACTGTCCTACCGGCGCCCGCTGCCAATGCGCTACTTCCCGATGATTGACACCGAGAAGGTGAACGAGGGCGTCGTGCCGCCCATCGTCCAGCGCAGGCGCACCGTTGCGCCAAACGCGACATTCGTGGCCGCGCCAACGCCGAGATGCGCGACCGTCTGTCCCACGGCGGTCACAGCGGCCGAGGTCCACAGCGTGTACCACACGCCGTCCGCGCCCAGACTGTCAACGGCAAGCGTCAAAGTGGGCGTCGTGCCGGAAACGGCGGTCACGTTCGCCTCGACCAGCAATTCGCGATAGCCTGCCACGGGCAGATTTGCGCTCACGCCATTCGTGGTCTGCACGGCACTCGCCTGAGTCAGGACCGTGGCGCCACTCACCACGGCCGCATAGGGATTGCCCGATGTAGGCCCTAACGTAGCGAAGGCGGAAAAAACGGCAAACTGAAACGGCGTTCATTGCCAGTTTGAGACCCGAACACCCATCCACTGCAATTGGAACGTCGTAGAATGACGCTAGTGCGAACTTTTCGAGGTTACGTCTGGTTTTACAGGGGTGGAGAGGGTACGACGGGGCGCTCTGTTCACGGTCAAATGCGTAAAGCGAACCTCTCAGGGCTGGTCCACATCTCGCCGGACACATTAGACGCGTGTAAGGACGGTCAGGCGGCTGCTACTTTGCCGAAATTTCGGCCTTCGCTACATTAGGGCCTTGTAGGATCAACGAGCGCCGTGCCGGGATAGATGCCCGTGGGCGTGACGATGACCGCGTGAACGTTGCCACCCGGTTCCAATTCAGTGCTAAACACAAAAACATCTCCAAATCTTAATGTAGGTCAGGCGGCCGTATCATCGTCGAGCACACAGACATCAACCGCACAGGGGCGACCGTCACGATCTACCCCGTCCGCAAAAGTGAGATGCGTCCCTTCGCCCCAATCATCCTCGGCGTCCTCACCATCCGCCGCCCCCCCTGCTGAAAGCGGCCACCGCCCTGGCGTGGGCTCCTCGGACGCGGAGAGACGTGCGGCGGCGTTGTTGTAGGTCATGCCCTGCTCGACACTTCGCCACGATTACCTTGACACATGTTTGCAGTGGGCAATGAGATGATTTCGCGGCGTGGCTGGCCGGTAGTGACGCCCTTCCACGCGTGCGGATGGTCCGATTGGCGCGTTGGGTGGCCGCTTTTCGTCTCACTGTCCATGACACGTATGTGTCAAGGTAATCATGGCGAGGTGTGCTCTGCTCGGGCACCTCGCCCAAAGTGGCGCCCTCGACGCGGATGAGCGTCCCGCCCTGCGTCAGGTCCGCGCGTTCGCTCACCGGCCACCCCTCGCGGCTACCAACGAGTCCCAGAACCGGACGGCCCCGACCGGCCCTAGCGGCTCGGGGAGGGTCTCAATGTAGGCGCGGGCCTCGCGCGTTACGGTCTCCTCCCACCTTTCCCAGATGGAGGGCACCGCCCGATCGACGACGTATTGAGCCTGGCTATCGGTCAGGCGGTAGCGCGTGCGCAGGTCGGCTTTCGCCTCGCGGATAACAGCCGTGCCGACGTCCTCGGGGCCGGCGGTCTCACGCACGGCGGCCATGGCTACGATCGGGGCGTACAGGTCACGCATCAAATCTTCGGTCATGATGGTTTTCCTTGTGTTAATCGTTCGGATACAGGCTGCGCAGCTCAGCGAGCACGCGGGTCCACGTTTCTTCCACGGCGACGGCGACGGCGACGGCCGCGCGCTCCTCAGCCTCGTGACGGTTCGGGATCGTCGCCGTAATGGCCGCTAGCCCCGCGACACGGCGATCCTCGGCGCCCGGTTTTCTGTCCGAGCGGTACGTGTCGAGCACCCGCCCACGCGCCGTATCGCGCGCCGCCCGTCGCGCGTCGATGAACGCCTGGGCGTCGCGGGTGATGCTCACGGTGAAGGTCGGGCCTTGCGCGGCGCGTACTTCCTCGGGCGTCGCCGTCAGGGGCGCGGGCAGGAACACCGGGCCGAGCGCGGCGTGTGCCGGGGCGCCCACGGACTGCACGCGACGGTCGAGGGCATCGAGCATGTCGGCGTTATACTGCGTCATCGTCGTTCCCTCCCGCGATCTGCTCAACCGTCGCCGGCGTCCACGCGCTCTGGTGCTGCTCGATTTCCACGATGGCGCGGTCATAGTAACGGGCCGCCGCCTCTTGCGCGACGACCATGGCCTTCTCGTGCAGCGCCGAGCGGTCCACCGCCGGCGGCACGTCCCGTTCCTCACGCTGACGGGCATCCTCCGCGTCGGCGATCTCCCGACGGTAGGCGCCGATGTCCACCGTGCCGTCGATCAGGTGCTGACGGGCCAACCGGCCGCGACTTTCCCAGCGGAGGCTTGCGGCTCGATGGAGCTGACTGATGCGCGCCTCCCGCGCGGCATCGAGCGCGGCTAACCGTTGCCCGATGGGCGACGAGGGCTGTAGCAGCGCGTGTAACGCGCTCCGCGGGGCGTCCTGAGCTGATGGGTAATCACGTAGTGCCATGGCGTTTTCTCTCTCTCGGGCCACGCTAGGCCCTTCTACGATGGGGTGGTTACGGCTGCCGTTGCCACGCGGCGATAGACGCGCGCCAGGAGCGCTCGTTCGCGGCCTGCGCCGCCTGTCGCGCGCGCGCGATGACTGCATCCCGCGTGTACTCGTCGAACACGGCCAGCCGGTCCTCGCGCGCGATCCTCTCGGCGTCCGCTTGATAGGTAGCGGCTTGCAACTCCTTGCGTGTCGAGTCGCCGGCATTGAAGATGGCACGCGCCGCGTTGATCTTTTCGGCGTGCGCGACTTCGATCTGCTGCTGCATGAGGCGTTTGTCGCCGCGCGCCTTCGCGAAGAGGGTCGCCGCCTCAGGCGGGCCGGCGAGTTTGACGATGAAGCGCGGTGGGGTCGCGCTCGCAACGACGGGCCAGCGCGGGTCGGCCTCCCAGGGCGCAATGCGTGTCAGGGCGGGGTTGTCACTGGTGCCCTCGTCTTGTTGTGTGCTCGTCGTCATGCCGATTGCCCCCAATCGTACCTGTTATCGTCGTCATCGTCGTCCACAACCGGCGCCACTTCTGTCGGCCAGCGGTCTGTCGACGTTGCCGCTTGGGCGGCCTTGGTCAGCGGGCCGGTGCGCTCCACGGCGATGGCGCGTGCGCCGCGCCCACGCGGGTCGTCCATCATCTTGAATGTGACGTGATCGTGCAGCGTCAGCGCGCTGAAGTCGATGCCGTGCAGCGCGCTGGCGTGGAAAAAGATGTCTTTGCCGTCGTTCGAACCATCAAGCGGTTTCAGGAACCCAAAACCCCGATCCGTGACGATTCGTACGATGATGCCTTGTGCCATGTTCCTGTCTCCTTCTGCTATCGTTTCAGTACCTATCGTCGATGGTCCAGCCTTCCGCCAGTGGGTCGTCCATACCGCCGTAGGGCGAGCCGTACGACGCGAATGGCTCGCCCATACCCTCATAGCCATACCGCCGGTCGATGGAATAGCGTGCGATACCGAACTGCTCGGCGAGGCTGACAACTTCAGTTGTCTCCGCCTCAGGGAAGCCCTGTGTCGCCAGACCGAGCGCCGTCACGAGGACGTCCTGGGTGCCGACGCTGAACGCGCCCTCGCGCAGGTTGTCCACCTGGTCGGCGTCAATCTGGTAGTCGATGAGCTCACGGGCGAGCGTCTCAGCCTCGGGGGTGCGCGGCAGCTTCAGACGGCCGGTTTGGAGCAGCACCTGAAGCTGAGAGACGAGGTGTGCTTTCCCGAGGACCACCGCACCCGTCGGATGCACAACGCGACGGTCGCCGTGCGTGAAATAGACGGGAATCAGGTCATACCCGCCCTCACGCAGGATGTTGACGACAGGCTCGCCCAGCGCGGTCACGTCGGCGTAGATCGCCAGCCCTGGTAGGGCGCCGCCCGTGAGGTTCAGGATGTTGCCCACCGTCTCGCCCAAGCGCCGTGCGATGGCGCGGTAGGGCGTGCCGGGCGGCTGGCGGACCAGGAAACGAATCTTGAATGACCCAACCGCCCAACTGCCCTCAGGGAACTCTATCTGTTCGGCCACGGCGATCCCTGACGCTTCCGTGCGCTGGCCCACCTTCAGGCCGATCGTGATTGGTCCCATGCCGTCATCCGTCCTTCCCGTCGCTGCTGAACGGGGCGTGACCTGGCATCGACGACAGCCAGGCCCACCGCGGTCACGAGGTCGTCGTGCGTGCCGGCGCGGAATGCCCCGAACGACGTCCCCCCGTTTGGCCGCACCCTGATTTCGTAGGTCAAAAGTTCACTGGCTAACGCTCGCGCCTCGGGCGTGTGCGGCAACGATAACCGCCCCGCATGCAGCAGCGCCTGGAGCCGGGAGACGAGCCACCCCTTGCCAAGCGCGATGCTGCCGTCGGGGCGCACCACTAGGTCGTCACCAGCCACGAAATAGACCGCGTGTGGTCTCATGCCGGCCTGGGTGAGTAGATCGACGACGGGACGACCAACCCCTGTTGCGTCCATGTAGAGCGTGACGCCGGGGTTTCGCCGACGGGCTCCCGCGACGATGGCGGCGAGCCGCTCCCCGACCTGTGGATAGGGCGTGCCAAGCGGCAATCGTTCGAGATGGCGCACGATATAGCGGTCTTCACCACGCCCGGCGTGGACGGACGGGGTGGCCTCAGCCACAGCGATTGCAGTCGGGTCGTGGACTTGTCCAACATCGACGCCCACGGTGAGTGCGCTCATAGGTCCCATGCCTCCGTGTCGGCGTCGAAGGCGCGCTCGACGTCCTCACGGGCGAACGGCTGCGCTTCGGATTCCAGGAACTGATTGAGGTATTCCTGCGCGAACCACCACTCGCCCATGTTCCGTTTCTCTTCCTCAAGGAACGCGGACGCGATGCGCGGGCATAAGGTCGCCGGCACTTCGTAGCGCTCCCATGGTTCGCTGCCCCGCCACGCATTGAAGAACCACCCACGCGTGCCGTACGGCGTCGAGAGGGCCACCAGGCGCCCACCACTCACGGCCAGCATGGGGCGCACGGACAGGTACAGGGAGTCCTGGACCCAGGCGGCTTCGTCGATGACGATGAGGTTCACGCCGGAGAAACCGCGCACCGTGCCGTCTTTGGTGCCAGGCAAGCTGACGATACGCGACCCGTTAGTGAGCGTCAGCGTCAGGGCCGTTTCCGATTCAGGCGGCACCGGACGGCCCAGGCCACGGTAGAGCGCGAGCGCCTTACGGAATAATTCGCCCGACTGCCGCAAGCTCGGACTGAGCATCAGGATGAGGCTGTCGGGTGTGTACAGCGCGCCGTGCAACGCCAGAATCGACGTGATAAAGCTCTTCCCAGACTGCCGCGAGCAATTGAGCAACAAGCGATCGGACGCGCTGCGCAGCACTTGCGCTTGCCAGGGGTCCGGCTCGATGCCGGCGCTACGTGCGAAGAGCACGGGATCGAAGGCGACGGCCAGATCGGACGCCATCGTGACGGTCATTATCAGGCACCTCTCCCCGCAACCACGGGCGCGTCGAGACGTGTGAGCGCGTCAGCGACGGCCATCCGCGCGTCGGGGTAGGGCGCCAGCGCCACGAGCAACGTCGTACGCACCTGCGTCCATTCCGGGCTCACCAGCACGTTGACCTGGGGGCGTTCGTCCAGTTGGCCGAGGAGTTTGGCCTGCAATTCGACCTGGCGCTGAATACGGTCGATCGCCTTGAGCGCCGTCTGCGGGTCCTGCGCCTGCCGGGCGTTATACAGAATCTGCAAGGACGCTCCGTTGATGGTGCGTAGTTGCGTGATCACGTCGAGCGCCTGCGCGTCGTCGGTCGCTTTCCGCGCTTCGACCAGCTGGGGGGGTAGGTGTTCCGCTTTATGGCGTTGCACGGCATCCTCTGAAACGCGGAGTAGCGCGGAGATTTTCTGCGCTGACGTGCCGGCCACAATCTCGCGCTCGATAGCCTTGCGGTCATCATGCGCGCAGATCGTGCAGATACGGGGCATCTTCTCCTCCTCTCCTGCCTAGTCGTCCCGCGACGGGATCGCGGCATCGCACGCCGCGATGGTCTGCCGCGATAAGGCGTACAGGTCGATGACCACGGCCATCAGGCGGACGACCGCTACCTCTAGATCCTCGCGGCTCGGCGGCTCGCCCCCCGTGGTAGCCGTCCGTCACGCTGCCGGCGATGCGATGGCAGGCCCGGACCCGCTCTGCCAGGTCCTGGTGACGCCCCCGCGCCCACTCCACAATGACGCGGGCCTGCGTCGCCTTGTCGTGGCTGGTGAGCAGGGGCGCGATCTGAGAGGGCGACGCGTCGCGCAGGAAATCGTCTATCGTGCTCATTGGCCGTTAGGCCCTCCTCTACGCGTGCGGACTAACGCCGAATTGACGCGTCGATGTGACCCGGCAGTATGGGCCGCCCTCGCCGGCGGCGTGAGCATGAAATGGCCTGAGCGCCGCCTCTCGACGCCCCAGCATTGCCTATGGGCCTCGGCGATTAGCCGGGTGATGTCGTCCATGTCCTGTGTCCTTTCGTGTGCGAGCGAGATAGAGGATGGTGACGTTGAGGACGAGGCCGCTCTTTGATGTGCCCTCGTGGACATCGCGTGCGTCGATGGACATAGACGCCCTTTCCCTGCTACAGATGGATGCGGCTCATGTTTAAGGCGCGATTGAATGGTGACCCGGCGTCACTGGTGAAACCCGCGATGGCGATGGGGCTGACTCCAAGCGCCGGACTATTGCCGCCAAAACTGACGCCGGGCCGCAGAAGAAAAGCGATATGGCTAAAGCCGCGCTGATACTTATAATTTGGCGACCAGCAAAAGATGAGATCACCAGGCTGTGCGTCATCCACGCTCAGGTACTCCACGGCGCCGTGATTGAGAAAGTAGTAGAACTCCCCGTCGGGTCCGCC